AATCGTGGCAGCTACCATAATTGCAACTTTAAAAAGTGAAACAGCTAATAGTTATGTCACTTTGTCTGAAGCTAATGATTACTTTGATACCTCTCCAGATTCTTCAACGTGGACAAACAAAACAGATGACCAGAAAAAAAGGGCATTAATATCAGCTACAAGATGGATTGATACTTTAGTTTTTTATGGAGATAGATGTGATGATAGTCAGGCATTAAAGTTTCCTAGAAATAATTATCAAGTAGATGGAGTAGAACTAGCTTGTACTGCAATACCAAACAATATTAAGTATGCACAATATGAATTAGCTAGAGCATTAGCAAATGATACTGATGCTATTACAGGAACTACTGGTAAAGATGGTAACTTTTCTGAAGTACAGCTAGGAGATTTGCAGGTTAAATATAATACCGATAGTCAGGGAACAGGATCTATAAATAATATTTTAGATGTTTACCCGTGGTTACAAAGTTATCTTGGAGCATATCTTTTAGGTGGTGCTGGTAGCTTTCAACTTAGAGTGGTTAGAGGATAATGGCAGGTCAATTAGATTCATTATTTAAAAACGCAGCTAAAAGTGTTGTGTCTCAACTAGGTACATCACAAGATTACAGTATTACTTATACAAAGAAAGCATCTCCTTCTTACAACACTTCTACAGGAGCTTTGACTACAACTGATACTAGCTATAGTATTAAAGTTCCAATATCATTTATTAGATCAGAAGAAGAAACTGGTCAAGAAATGAGACAGGCGAGACTATATATCACACCAGATCAAATTGGAGATAATCAGGCAGATTTAGATGATGAGATTACATTAAGTTATGCTGGTTCAAATAGAGTCACACAGATAGTTGATATTGATACGAAAAGAGGTGGGCAAGTTTATCTCTTTATTATTTTGGTGCGGTTCTAATGGCAACAAGATTATTAAAAGATTTACCTAGAGATTTAGATAAAAAGATTAGTAGAGATTTTAATAATCTTATAAAAGATGTCCATTTTGAATTATCTAATCGAAACGAAACCCAACCAACAACAATGCCTGTATTTACAGGATTCTTTGCTTCTAGTTGGAAAGCATCAAATAGTCCAGTAACAGCTAATCATAAAGTAGAAAAT